GAAATAAAAATTTCAAATAAGAATCTTCAGTACAGAAGTGATTTTGGTGAAGGCGAAACAGTTTTCTGGTTAGAAGCTGTTAAAGATCTTATAATTAAGAACGCTTTCAACGCTGCTGGCATGGAAGAGTCAAACTGAGCTTATAAAAAAGTTTTTTACAAACTACTATTACATTAGTTCTTTATAGGAGTATTTATGGCCATTTTAGATTTTCTGCCCTTTAGGCAGATAGATAGTTTTCCTAGAAATAATGTGATAGCTAAAGCTTTGGCACCTGATGAAATAAAATCTATTGGTAAGTCGATGCGCGTGGCTGCGTTGGCGCTCGGATATCAAGGTACCACTTGGTACTATGATAATCGTACTAATTTTGAGCCATCTCCTTACGATTTTGATAGGATTATACAGGCTGTAGATACTGATTCTTACGTTAAGCAGTCTATGGCTAAGTATAAAGAGCTTTTTTGGAAAGAGGGTTGGAACATTGTTGGTGAAAACCCAGAAGCTGTTCAGTATCTGTATCAAAGAATAGATTATATGGAAATGGCTATGAAAAGGCCATTTTCTGATTTTCTTTTAGAGGTATCAGATCACCTATTCAAGTTTGCAAACGCTTTTATAGTGAAGGCAAGAGGAGATATATCAGAATATTTTCCTTCTTCCCTGAGTCCAATAAATGCCTCTCAGACTCTTGTTGGATACTATGTTATTCCAACTGAACAAGTTAGAATCTTAAGAGATAAGTACAATAGGCCTCGTAGCTATCAGCAAGCTACTGATCCTCTAACTTATGCTCCGACAGAAAAAGATCCTGTTTGGGATGCGGCCAGAGTTATCCATATGAATTTTGATAAAAAGACGGGTCGCGCATTTGGTACACCGTTTTTATCAAATGTTTTAGATGATGTTGTCGCTTTACGTCAGATAGAAGAAGATATTCAAAATCTTGTTCACAGAGAACTTTTCCCTCTCTATAAGTATCGTATTGGTACACCTGAGCAGCCAGCAGAACCAGAAGAGATAATGCGTGCGGCATCAGAGATAGAGAATATGAGATCTGAAGGTGGGCTTATTCTTCCTCATAGACATGATATTGATGTTGTTGGTGCGAATGGTGCGTCTATTGATGCTACAAGCTATCTTGAGCATTTTAAGGAGAGAGTTGCTGTTGGTTTAGGTGTTGCTCCTCACCATCTTGGCATGTCTATGAATGGCGGTAACAGATCTGTAACAGAAAGACTTGATACAGCTCTTTATGATAAGGTGAAGCAGTATCAAAAAATATTCTCTGAAATGGTTAGAGTTCATATATTTAATGAGCTTTTGCTAGAGGGTGGTTTTGACCCGATTGCTAATCCATACGAAGAGGGTTCATCTGACAGATGTTATTTCAAGTTTAATGAAATTGATGTTGATACTCAGGTTAAAAAGGAAACTCATGTTATTCAGAAGTTTGTTAACTCTGTAGTTTCTCTTCCTGAGGCTCGTATGGAGCTTGGTTTGGATCCTGATTTTGATGAAGAGGTTTTGTTTGCGTCGATTCAGGCTAATGTTCAGATGAAGATGCAGGCACAAATGCAGGCTCAACAGCAGCCCGGTGGGACTGATGTAGTTAAAGATGGAGATAAGCAGCAGTCATCTTCTGGTGGTGCAAGAAACCTGCCAAACAATAGAAGAGGTGTTGGTAATTCTGTTCGTCCGGCAAATCAGAGTTCTAGAAGAACTTCTCCAAATATTAAAAGAAATGACAGTGAACTTTTAACAGCAGTTGAAAGTTTGCTTGAAAAAGAGTATAATGTGGTTCATTATAATGAAGATATTGAAGGTGATTTATGAGTAGTAAAATTGTTTTAGAAGATCAAGCGCTAATTTCTTATGCAAGAACAGATGACGCCGTTAAAGCTTTTAACATGGCAGTTGGCAATGGTCAAGCTCGTTTAGCATTAGAAATTCTGGTTCCTATTGTTAATGCTCTAGCTTCTAGTGAAGCTGTTCAAGAGGTTAAAGAGGACGTTATAACCATTGAGGACGTCAAGGATGTATCGGCTGATACTAGACCTGAGAAAAAGGCTCCGGCAAAACCTGCTCCAGCTAAAGCTACTCAAGTAGCTGCAAAGAAAGAAGATACTGAATCTCAGGATTGAAATGAAACTCATTATAGGTTGTCCAATTTATAAAAGAAGTTGGATATTAGATGAGTGGATTCAATGCATTCTTTCTCAGTCATTAGATTTATCTAACGTTGGTTTTGTTTTTGAAACTTCTCCAAATGATGACGAGACTGTTTTAAGATTAAAGGCTTGGAAGCAGTTAGATAAAAGAATTCCTCATTTTGATATCGTTGAGAGAGATGATATTCCTCACTTTGAGCATACTGATAATGGTCGTCAATGGACTATATCTAAGTATGTTAATATGGTTAATTTAAGAAATTCTGTTTTATCTAAAGTTAGAGAAATTGAGCCAGATTATTATTTTAGTTTAGATTCTGATATTCTTTTAAAAAATCCTAATACATTAGAGCTTTTAATATCTCACATAAAAGATGGCGCAGATGCTGTAAATCCCTTGATGTTTATGACTCCTGTTGGAACTAACTTTCCAAGTGTTATGACATGGAGGGATTCGGAAAGTAATAGGGGCTTTAGGGATAAAGATTATCCTTTGGGAACTTATTTTAAGGCTGATATTATTATGGCCGCTAAAATGATGAGTAAGAAAGTTTATCAAAGCGTTAATTATGAGGTTCATCCTCAGGGTGAGGATTTGGGTTGGTCTTTAGGTTGTAGGAATATGGGGTACGATCTTTTTTGTGCCTCTTACATATATGCTCCTCATATAATGTCGCCTTTAATGTATCAATCCTACAAAAAAACAGGCGATAGAAGAAAAGATATATATCAATTGGTATAAATTCATATAAATTTGTTCAATGTTAGAAAAACAAATTTACTATATAGCATGGTTAACCAAACAGAAGGATAGTTAGATGTCATTTGACTTTGTAGAAAACTTTACGGTTGAACTTCCAGATTTTTCAAAATCAGATCTAGACTTTTCAGAGAGCTTCAACTCTAAGCACGGTCTCATTATAGAGGTTGCCGCTATTCATGAGGGTTTGACGGCTAATTACAATAACTATTCCGCAGATGAGCTGGAGAAAGCTTTGGAGTCTTGGGTTGAGCCATATCCTAAGCCTATTATTCTCAACCACGATTTAAGTACTGAGCCAATTGGTAGGGTTATCGCTGCCAGGATGGATAAAGAATCTGATGGCTCTTCTTTTGTTAGATTACAGGTTGCTATAACAGACCCTGTTGCTGCGCAAAAGGTGATGGATAAGAGGTATCTTACTGGCTCTGTTGGTGGCAGGGCAGGTAAAGCTGTTTGCAGTATAAGTGGTGATGATCTTGCTCAGGAAACTGAATCTGGTCGTCCTCGCTTGCCGAAGTTTAAAAGAGGTAAGGTCTACAAGGGCAAGCTTGCGTATATAGATATGCAAGATATCTCTTTTAAGGAGTACTCTTTTGTTAATCAGCCAGCTGATCAAAAGTCTGGTGTTCGTTCAACTAAAGTTGCTGGTGGAGATGCTCCAGTTGCGGCTTCTGACGATTGGGTTGCTAGGAGTTCTGCCTTTGTTCTTCATATGGATACAGAAGATATTGTTTCCGTAGAGGAAAATGAATCGATTCTTAAGAATATGAAGAAAAAGGATCTTAAGACTACTTATCTTCATACTAAAGGAGCGTTTCTAAGCGCTTTAGCTCTCCATGAGAGCGAAAGTGACATAAGCGAAACAGAATCATTACTATCTAATGAAGATTCTGAAAATGAAAAATCTGAGGAGATTTCAACGATGGATGATGTTACCAAAGATGAAGACATCCTAGCTGTTGCCACTGGCTTAAGTGAGGATCTTTCTAACATCGCTGCTTCCAGCTCCGTTGAAGAGCAGGAAGAGGTAGATGAATCTGCCGATGAAACACAGGATCAGGTTTCTGAGTCAGCTTCTGAAGACGATCAGGTCGAAGAGGCTGCGGAAGAAGTAGCTGAAGAGGAAAGTGTTGAGGCAGAAGAAGAGGCGACAACCGAAGAGTCTGAGGATTCTGAGGAAGAAGTTGCCGAAGAGAACTCTGCTGACGATTCAGAAGAGGCGGAAGTACAAGAAGAAGCTGTAGATTCCGAAAATGCTGAAAAGCCAGA